GGAATATATTAACTTTCATAATAAATTTTCTATTTGCATATTTTTTTGCAAATAGACCATTTATTCCTTTGTAAAGTTTAAAAACAACAGTCACAAGATCTAAAGAAGTACTTAAGTAATTCTTTTTGATTTTATAAAAATCATATAGATTTGTGAGTACTATGAATGGGTTATTAATGTTATTAATAATTCCACTCATAGGTATTCCTGTAATTTCTATTCCTTTACTGAATCATCTTTTTGCAAATTCATATGTATCTTCTGATACATGTGTTTTTGCATCGGATGTTTCAACTCCTATGTAATTTATTCATTTTATATACATGCAGGCAACTTTATCGTTTTTTATAACGATATCATCACCTAGCATGATATAATCATTAAATGAAAAATTATCATAGCCACACAATTTTGCACTTCAATGAAGTACTAAATGGTGTGTTAAAGTAAAGGCTGCCCAAGAAGAATAAGATCCCATAGGTTGACCAACTGCATATCGCAGTTTTAAACCTTCAGGAGTCTTAAACTCTCTTGATGATAAGATACTACTTCACGAATCAGCGAATTTCTTACTGTACATTTCAGTAAGAACTCTTCTCTGTAGTGAAATAGGAAATCTATCAGTGGCAGATGATAAGTCAATTGATCAAAATTTTTCTTTATCAGTTTTTCATTTATTTAATGGATCTTGAGTATAAGTCCTATCACATGGGAAATGATGAAGTTTCTTCATTATATTCTCATGTATAGGTTTAAGAAAAAGTTGAGTATAGTAATCAACTATAGCAACTATTCTTAATTTACATTCAGGATCATAAATAAATGAAAGTTTTCCAAGAGTAGAATATCATTTTCTATCTCATTGGAATTTATAACTGTCAAGAAAAAACTTAACTCCAGACTCACTTGTTATATTAAATATATTTTGTATAAGTTCATAAGGATAACTACATATAGTTCTTAAAGAACTAAATGTAGCTTTTCCTTCAGGACCAGCTTTGTTAGAAAGATAAATATCTTTTTCTTCAAAGTTGTGAATTTTAGATTCTAATCTAAAATTCTTAACAAAACTTTTAATAAAACCGGTAGGTATGATCTTCTTTTCATACCCAGGTTTTGTTATAGACAAGTAATCTGGTTTAAGTTTCTTTTTCTGATTAAAATCAAGAACAAAAGTTCTAGTCAAAGTAAGTAAAGTCATAAGAAACTTTCTTTCTTGAAGAGAACCTTTTGCTAATGGTTTTAAATCAGAAAAGATTTTTGGTCATCCGTCTGTATCAATACCTAATTTAATTTTATTAAATAGAAGGGGTTGATTACATATGTATCTTGTACAATGTAGT